AGCAGAAGATCGCTGCCATAGAATTGGCCAGGAGGACTCTGTGTTAGTACAGCACCTGGTTGTTGATGGATCTATTGACGCCAGGATGGCTGAAGCCCTGGTAGGCAAGCAAAAAGTGCTAGATAAAGCTCTTGATAATGTGCAAGTGTTAGATCAAAGCATTTCAATCAACGATCTTGCGGTTGGTGTCAAAGAAGTAGAAAAAATGTTTCACAACAAGAAACTAGCGCCACTCAGCAACGAGACAGTAGAGGCAATGAGATCTTGCGCAGCTTACCTGGCATCTAGATGTGACGGTGCCCTGGAAGAGGATGGTCAAGGATACAATGGTTTAGATAGCCGATTTGGCAAGTCAATAGCACAACAATTGGTCTGGACTCCGGCCGTACAACACGCAGCAAAGAAAATGTTAAAAAAATACAGAGAACAATTGCTCCAGGGCGGTTTATCTGTAGAATACAAATCCATCTACTAACCCTTCGGTAGATAGCTACCACTAGCACTTTCTCCAGGGACCTTCGGGTCCCTTCCTTTATTCTTGACGTTTTTTCCTGTTTAGTATATTTGATGCTATACTTTAAGTGGGTCTAGGATAATTAATGACTCTATCGACCGGCCTAGCGGACATTTGCCAAGACGATAGATGAATTCTCTCAGGAGGGAATTATGGCTAATTCAACATTTAATGGACCGGTTAGGTCCGAAAACGGCTTTGAACAGATTACTGTTACAGCCAAAACAGGAGCAGTAACCACAAACTTCGACATCGACGCAAGTGGTAATGTTTCTGGTACTGGTACTATGAAAATGACCGGTGCGACTAACTTTGTAAAGGCTTACGAGTCTATTACAGATGCTACCAAAACTATCACAGCAGCCGATTCTGGAACCGTATACGGTTTTAACAGAGCTGGCGGTATCGTGGTAACACTTCCAACACCAGCAGCTGGGGTTCACTATAAGTTTTTAGTGGAAACTACTTTTACTGGCGTAGGGCAAATTAAAACAGCTACAACAGATGGTACAGACGGCTTCTTAGGAACTGCGTTTGTTTTTGACACTGGCGAGATCGGTGAAACAGACAACTTCCATCCAGCTTCATCAAACGATGTAATTGACTTAGGTTCGGATGAACAAGGTCGTTTAACTGGTGGCTTTATTACACTTACAGGCGTTAACACTACAACTTGGTTTGTAGAAGCGTTCTTAATGGGTGACGGAACATTAGCTACTCCATTTACTGACAGTTAATAGGGAGTAAATAATGGCAACTAGATTAACAGGCTCAGACGTAAAGGCGGTACACATTGCCGGCGATTCGCAAGCTCTAGATGCAGATGGAATTTCAACAGCAGCAGCAGTAGGTAATAACGCTGCATTAACAATCGGAGGCGCTTTAGCCTCCGGCGGTTCATGTACGTTTGATGCCGGAAGGATTGTAACAATTCTTTCTGCCGGAGATGATTCTAGTAAATCATTTACCGTTGTTGGCACCGATGTAAATGGCGATGCTCAAACAGAGTCAATTACGGGTGCAAATGCTGGTACAGCTACTGGTAGCTCATATTTCAAAACCGTTACAAGCATTACGGCTGTGGGAAACCCAGCCGGTAATGTTTCAGCTGGCATTAATGCTTCAGCTGCGGATGTAATATTTGCTGGCAGATCTAGATTCCAGGGTATCAATCTTGTATGCACGGCTACCGCCGGACTATTAGACTTTTTAACAAGCAGCCCAACAGGCACATCAATATTCAAAGTGGGAACAGTAGCCGATGCTACGGCCACCAGGGATATAACCATTCCAGATGAAGGCATGGTTTTTGCCACAGGGATATATGTGCAATACACAGCTGCGACGTTTAATACAATGACGGTATTTAGGGCGTAAAAAAACATGGCAACTATTAAAGATGCCAAAAGAACCAAAGGTGGGAGACTCACTTATAGAGGTGAGTCTTTTGCCGGTTTTAACAAACCTAGCCGCACACCTGGCGCAAAAAAGAAGTTTAAGGTGTTGGCTAAAAAGGGAGATCAAATAAAGCTCATAAGGTATGGCGATCCTAATATGACTATTAAGAAGAGCAACCCAGGGCGAAGGAAAAATTTTAGAGCAAGACACAGCTGCGATACTGCAAAAGATAATTTTACAGCCAGATATTGGTCTTGCAAAAACTGGTAAAAAGCTATGGCAATTTTTAGAAATTTTAACAGGCCCTCAATAAATATTGGACCCATGCAAAGCCCTATGGGTTTTGCTCCCAGACAAAGCCGTTTTAGCGGCGGTTTAGGTGGCCTTTTTGGCGGAATGGGTGGTTTTAACCCTTATCAACAACAAATGCCCAGAATGGGCGGCATGATGGGCCGTAGATTTAGCCCGATGATGGGCGGTGGATTTAACCCAATGATGGGTGGAGGATTCAACCCTTACATGGGTGGAGGCTTTAACCCGATGATGGGTGGAGGCTTTAACCCAATGATGGGTGGAGGCTTTAGACCTCGTGGCAGATTTGAGTTTGTTACACCACCAGGCTTTGAAGGTTATGACTTTAACGCACCAATAGGAGGACCGCCAGCTGGCGCAACACCAACACCACCTCCATCTATAGCTGATTTATATGGCGGACTAGGAGAAGAACAAAGAAACGCATTCTTACAACAGTTTGGTTTGGCACCAACACCACCACCTCCAGCGCCAATAGAAAGACCAGACGTAGATGAGCGTGATATGTTTGACAGTGGATCTGTACCAGGAGAACCTGGTTTTTCAATAGAAAGAGATCCTAGTATAGAAGAGCCTAGAATGGGCACTATGGGAGGTCCAGGTTTTGGCAGATTTCCATTAGGAACTGCTGGGCCAGAGTATATTTACGATGGTGCCGGCGCTCCAATCATGGGGCCTGTTGATGATCTCGGTGTACCTATATTTGGTGGCAGAGACAGGGCAACGGCTACGCCACAACCCGATCCAGTATTAGATATACCAGCGCCACAGCCCGACCCAGTATTTAACATACCAGGAGTAGATTTAGAAAAGATTCGTGAAAGCCTGGCTAAAATAGAACCGATAGTACCTGGTATTAGTTTGCCAGAGCCAGCACCGACACCTGTGCCACAAGTGCCGCCACCTGGTTTATCTACAAAAAAAGGTTTCTTTGGAGACTTGATAAGAAAGGTTCAGGAGCAAGCAATAGCGCAAGCTCCAACACCAAGGCCTATTCCAACGCCTAGACCTGTACCAAAACCTCCAAGGATGCCAGGGCAACCAAAGCTCGACCCAGGATTACTGCCAGTAAATACAGGCGATCCCGAATTCTTTGGCAGTCGACCTACTTTGCCAATAACAACGATGCCGATTAAACCTATGCCAGTAAAAGGTCCGGGGCGCATAAGAATATCTGATCCAATAAAAGTGCCACCACCCGTTAATGTACCAATGCCGGTTAAAGGACCTACATTACCAATTAAACGTAGCCCACCACCGGTTAAAGTAGCACCATTACCAATTAAACGTAGCCCACCACCGGTTAAACTACCAATGCCGATGCCATCACCAGTTATACCGTCACCAATTATTCCTGGGCCGTTGCCTAGAGTTATCTCAGATCCAGTTATGCCAAAACCAGCACCAATAACAAGGGGTATAGGCGGCGTAAGAGGTGGAAGAGGCGGAATGCGTAGGAGAACAAGATAAAGTGATACAATTAGTTAAGGAGAAAAATTATGCCAAATAAAGCAATGGGAAATTCCGGTTTATACGGACGTAAATCCAAAGGCGGATCCATGAATAAAAAGTCTAAAGGTGGATCCATGATGAAAAGGTCCAAAGGTGGATCTATGAACAAAAAATCCAAGGGCGGTTCTATGATGAAAATGTCTAAGGGTGGACCATTAATACCAAACACGGCCGGAAAAATGGCTAAAAAGTCTAAAGGCGGATCCATGATGAAGAAGTCTAAAGGCGGAGCGATGAATAAAAAATCCAAAAGGTAAACCGTGTCTTACCTCATAAGTAACGTCCCGCACTTTAAATGCTGGGTTAGGCGGGAGTTTACTCACAACCACGAAAAGTATCACGACGAGTATATTCATGCGCTCGTTATTGCCGTTAACACCATTCCAGATAGATCTTTAAGTTTCCAGGTGGTTTTTACTGGCTGCGAATCGGATTGTGAAGACAACGACGAAGGAAACATACATGGCGGTGCTATGTGGGCGCGAATGCCAATACAGGGGCTGGTTTTTGATATGCCTTTAGAAGAGTTTCCGAGGCCTATGGAGGATCATTTAGCGCAACCGTGGGATTGTGAATCTAGGCACCACGCGGTTACTGTTATGGATCGCGTAAGCTCATCTCCATGGATAGCAAAAATTGATGGGGAGTTTTACCAGGCTAAATATTTGTTTACGGTTGACTATACAGATTCGGACATAGCAGATGATTCTGCACAACACAAGCAATCTCATGTATTATATATAACAGAAGATTGCGAATGGAAAGGCAATCTGGTTGCACTGCCTAACAACCGAGTAAGGGCCACAAGCCCAGCTCTTTGGGTTACAGGCGAAGGTGCTCCAGATTTTAAACCATCGCAGTGGGCGCATAGCGCGGAAGGACATGAAAGTTATTTAGATCCGGCAATAACTTTCGATAACTTATACGAGGATTAAATGGCTTTATCGGGATCAAAAGATTTTGAACTAGACGTAGCAGACTACGTTGAAGAGGCATTTGAGCGCTGTGGGCTAGAGCTTAGAACTGGTTACGACTTAAAATCAGCAACGAGAAGTCTTAATTTAATGTTAGCTGAGTGGGCAAACAGGGGCCTCAATCAATGGACGGTAACAGAAAAAACCGTTGCCATGGTGAAAGACACCGGCACATACAACATTGATAGTAGCAACGCTACAGCTCCAATCGATGTTTTAGATATTTACATAAGAGAAACAACAAACAATACCACCACAGATATGCCGTTAAATAGGATGAGCCGAGCTGAATACAGCCACCTGGCTACAAAATCTACAACAGGCAAGCCTAACCAGGTATTTGTAAACAAACAAACCACGCCGACAATCACTGTTTGGCCGGTACCAGACAAATCTAGCACTTATACGGTTTACATGAATGTGTTGACCAGGATGGACGACGCAGACGCTGGCGCTAATACATTAGACGTGCCATTTAGATTTTACCCGTGTTTAGCTGCTGGCCTGGCTTATTATATGAGCTTAAAAAAAGCACCAGAAAAATCCGGTATGTTAAAACAACTATACGAGGAAGAGTTTGACCGCGCCAAAGCACAAGATGAGGACCGATCAAGTTTTAGGGTTGCTCCGAGGCTAAGCGGTTACAATTCTGCTTAACTATGGCAATAGCTAGTGGAAAAAATGCTTACGGAATATGTGACATTACAGGATTTCGTTACAAGCTAAGAGACATGAAAATGACCTGGGATGGTCTTTTAGTAGGTCCCGATCAATGGTCACCAAAACATCCACAGCTAGATAGAAAGCCTTACCCCGCAGATTCTCAGGCTATCAAAAATGCCAGGCCTGATACCTCAGACGACAACAATAAGTTTATGGTGTACACAAATGTGCAAGATGGTATACTTGGGACAGTTTTAACGACATACGAAATATCTTGTAGTGTCGGGGAGGTAACCATAGAAATAACATGAGTTTTACATTAGCAACATTAAAATCAACGGTTCAAGATTACCTGGAGTCTACTGAGACTACATTCACATCAAACTTGAATACGTTTATCACAGAAGCGGAAGATCGCATATTTAACAATGTGCAGCTGCCTGTACAAAGAAAAAACGTGCAAGGCACTGCGACAGCTTCAAACAGGTTTTTGGCAACCCCAACAGATTTTTACGCACCTTTTAGCGTGGCGGTAATATCAAACAGTAAATACCATTATCTTGATTTCAAACACGCCAGTTTTTTAAAAGAATACAGCCCTACAACAAGTGTAACGGGAAGGCCCAAATACTATAGCTTGTTTGACGACACTGCTTTTGAGTTAAGCCCGATACCAGATTCAAATTACACGGTTGAAATACATTATCTGCACAAGCCAGCAAGTTTAACTGCTGGCTCTGATTCCGGAACAACGGTTCTTTCGACCGATTACCCAGAGGCCTTGCTTTACGGTACTTTAGTAGAAGCTGCTGTGTTCTTAAAAGAAACTCCAGATGTCATTGGTAATTTTGAAGCCAGGTTCAAAGAAGCACTAGCCAGGATGAAAAATCTAAGCGAAGGCAGAAAGCAACGCGACGAATATAGGTACGATTCCCTTCGACAAGGCGTTTCGTAATGGAGCCTATAAAAGAACTTGAGGGCGCTCATGTCGCCCTAATTGGGCTAGGTACATCTCAAATAGATTACGTTATTGGCAGAGAAAACTCTGTTGAATGGGACGAAACTTGGGGGTGTGGCAGCTCAGCTGCTGTATTTCAGTTAGACCGTTTGTTTATGATGGACCCAGCCAGTCGGTTTTTTGACACTGAAGATGCTGGCAAGCAAACCGATGTAATGCGCAAAATACTGCCAGAATTACAAATACCTATTTATTCTTGTGAGCTAGACGATCGGGTGCCAAGCATAGTCGAATACCCAGTTAATGAGGTTGTAGCAGCCACTAGGTGCGCATATATGAATAACACGGTTGCTTATGCGGTAGCTTTTGCTTATTGGAACAACGTCAAACAAATAGATCTTTTTGGCATAGATTTTAGCTACAAAGGCAATTTGCACTTTGCAGAAGCGGGCAGAGCTTGCGTAGAGTTTTGGCTGTCAAAGTGCATAGAAAAAGAAATTAAGGTGGGTGTAAGCCCTAGGTCATCATTATTAGATTCTGACGTACCCATGGAAGATAGGCTGTATGGTTATCACAGGCTGGATGATCCTAAGATTGCTATACCTGACAAAGACGAATGGTTTGTTTGTAATAAATCAGAAATGGACCAGATGATAGAAACAGGCAAAACCACGATACAAACAATACCAAGGCCGCCAGAGCCATTTAAAGGATGAGTGACGCATTTATAAAACTAGGACAGGTAGGAGTACACACTACTGAAAACAAAGGGCACGATCCAGAATTTTGGGCCTTGCAAGTAACCAATAAAATTTGTGGAATATCGGAGCACGCTCCAGATCATGTTAGGCAACAAGCTTTAGCTTTCAAGACCACAGTGTATGATATAGTGTTAAGAGGGATCCGCAGTGGAATCGCCTCAGATCGAACAACTGTGGTAAACTTATTAAGAGGCCAAGGTCACGGTGACATGGCTGACATTATTAAGGAGTTATAACATGGCAATTACATCTGCTATATGCAACAGCTTCAAGCAAGAATTGCTTGTAGAGGGGCATAATCTAACAAACGGTGCCGACAGTATCAAGTTGGCTCTTTATACATCTTCAGCAACACTTGGCGCTGGTACTACTGCGTTCGTCACAACAGGACAAGCAAGCGGAACAAATTACTCTTCCGGAGGTTCTGCACTAACCAATGTGACACCAGCTTTATCTGGCAGTGTGGCGGTTTGCGATTTTGCAGATCTTACTTTTGGCACGGCCACAATTACAGCCAGGGGTTGTCTTTTGTACAACACAACAAATTCAAACAAGGCCATTGCTGCTATTGATTTTGGCGGAGATAAGACAAGTACAGCTGGTGATTTTACTGTCGTATTTCCAAGTGCTTCTAGTAGCGCAGCTATTATACGATTGGCTTAATTAGTTAAAGGTGTCTGGTTATGCCCTTAACTGTATTTAATTTTAAGCCTGGAATAAATAAAGAAGAAACCGATTATTCCAATGAAAACGGCTGGGTTGACGGCAACTTTGTGCGTTTCCGAAAAGGCAGACCAGAAAAAATTGGTGGTTGGGAAAAGCTAACCACAAGCACATACGAAGGATCCGCAAGAGCATTACACTCTTGGATTTCTCTAGGTGGATCAAGATACCTGGGGATTGGCACAACCAATAAATATTACATTGAAGAAGGCCAGGCTTATAATGACGTAACT